GCCAATAACTCTTACACCATCATATTTTTCCTCACAGACAACGTAATCCCATTTTTCTATTTGACTTTCGTCGTCTAAAGCCAACATCAGACTGGGATCTGGGATAACCTCCCTTCCGATAGCTTTATTGACAGACTTAGCCCCGATTCCGATATTTACCTTTTTAGTTAGGATCTTTCCCAACATTTTTCTGGCCTCGAAATCATAGGGAATACAATTGACCAATTCGTAAGCTTCTTCTCTTAGAGAATCATTTGCTGCTTTAGCCTCGAAAAGCCTCTGAGTAAGATCTCTCATTTTTTCCTCTGGATTGAAATCTATCAAATAAGGTTGATATTCTAAAACTTCCAGTTTGTTAAGCTTTGTTGTTAAAAATGGATCTAATGAGACCTTAAGAAGATATTCCAGTGTTGGTGAATATTCTTCTTTTAAGATTGATTGTTTAGCTTTTTGAGATCCTTGACCTGTTAAGGATTCGACGGTCAAAAAAACTTCTATTTCTTTTTTCATTGGCGCACAGTTTGGTGTAAATATAGAAAATCCTACCGAAAAGATAAAATTTTTGGTACTTTATTTCTACCTAATTATTGCGCGAATGTTCCGGGATTATTCCTCTTTCTCTTCTGGCCCTTCCTCCTCTTTCTTCTCTTTATAGATTTTGTTGAGCCTCTTATCAACTTCAGGTACATCAAGGTATTGATCAATCAAGAAATCTTGTTCTAGGTATTGGCTTTCTTCTTCACCTTTCATTTCTTTGATCTCTGCCATTGCGTTGATAAAATCTACTTGTGTGATGAGATGTTCTATTTCTTTAGATTCCCCAAATAGATCATCACTTTCGTATCTTAGACCTAGCTGACTTTTAAATTGTGGATCATCTTTAAGCTCTGGAAAATCTAGACACATTTGGATCCACATCGGTTTTATTAGAATTTCTTGGAATATAGATCTAAGACGAGTGACAAATTTACCAAATCTCACCTCGTCTCTTTCAGCACCTTCAGCACCTATTTTGAATGGATTACCTCCTCCAGTACCAAATCTAGAAGCAAATCTGTTATATGGTATTTTTGAATCCTGTCTGAGTTTATTGTAGAAATAAACAACAGAATCCATAATGTTTAGATTAGGTCCTTGAGGATTTATGGTTTCCACTTTAGTACTGTCTCCTCCTAGTTGAGGAAATAGGTAATTTTTATAGAACTGTATTTCTGGTCTACCGTTAATAGCCAATTCACCCGATGTTGTATCAAGTTTAATATCTTCCTTATAAAGAGACATTAACTCTCCCAGAGTCTGTTTAGCTTTTTGTGGAGACTTAGTTCCAATAGGAACTGTCATTTTTATTCTATATTGGGCATTCATCACATTCCAGATAATTCTTGAATGCTCCATTATTTTCAAAAGGTTGTAAGATCTGATCAATCTTTCAGTATAGGAAACTCTAGAAACGGAATTTGATCTCGCATAAGAAATATAAATGATCTGATTATCAAGAAGCTTTCTTTGTCTTGGAGTTTCTCCATAATATTGCCACCAGATCTGTCTTTTCTCTCCTTTCTCGTCAGGCTCTATAGCAGGAGTTAAGCTAACAGGATCTAATTCTTTGAACCCAATAATATTTTTACCATCAGTAGAATAAATGATCTCAAATGCAATAAATCCTTCTACTATGAGTTTTCTGAAATATTGCCATGGTGAAATCCCATCCGTAAAATTATGCAGGATGTATAGCTTTTTGAAATTTTCATGAAGCTTGGCTATAACTTCATCCTTTAATTCTAGATTCATAATCGACGGTCTAGAAAAAAAGTTTTTTGTATCATAAACTATAGCTTCGTCACAGATCGTATCTAAAATGTATTCAACCTCAGCATTGAGCGCAAAAGCTTTTAAAAAATCTCTTTTGGTTGGATAGTCCTTATCAAAATAGGCAATATATTTTGTAATGGAGGTGTCTTGAGCTGCTATGCTATAGATAAAGTCTTCGTCCTCTTGATTAAATCCAAATCTTTCTCTCATCGCAGCTTCAGAAGCTCCAATAGCCATTGAATCCCTAATAACCATATCTTGATAGTTCATTCCGAAACTACCTAGATTGTTTAGGGACTTTATTATCCTAGAAATATTAGGATTAAATCTTGATATGTTATCTAAAAATCCAGCCATTCAATTAAAGATTAAATTCGCCTCCTCCTCCTCCTCCAGCTTCTTCACCTCCTCCAGCTTCTTCTGTACCACCTTCTTCCTCTTCTTCTTCCTTAGCTTTTTCCTCTGCTAATTTTTCTTTTAGTTTCTTGTTTATCATCAACTGGTCGTAAGTGAGACCCATCCATTTCTCAGAAAGAAAATCAAGATCAAAGTATGCTGATCCTTTAGAATTTTTAAGTCCATAGAGCTTGATGATTTGATCTTTTCTGATCTGCATAACCTCCTGTTCTTTTCTTTTCAGAAAGATGTTTTCTTTTACATAATCTAGTCCGAGCTCTGCTTTCAGAATATAATCATTTTTTAGCTCTGGATGATCTAAACAAACCTGAACCCATAGGGGTTTAATAAGAATCTCTTGATAGATGGATCTAAGTCTATTGATAAATTTAGAAAATCTGATCTCCTCTTGCTCTACACCATCCGCATTAAATGTGATTGTCCCAGAGGATCCAGAATCCTCTCTTCCAAATCTCCCTGTTGGAATCTTAGAATCTATTCTCAATTTATCTGCAAAATACTGGAGTGCTTTAGTGTCGCTAAAAGCAGTTGCATCCCCAGAGTTTGCAAGAGGCTGAAGATCTGGAGTTCCGTTTGGTGAGGATGGCATCAAATAGTTTTTGAAGAATTGAATTTTCGGTCTTCCATCTACTAATAATTCTCCACTATCTGAATTCAATCTAATATCTTCTTTATAGATTGACATGAGCTCCCCGAGTGTCTGTTTAGCTTTTTGAGGCGATCTTGTCCCGATAGGAACAGTCATCGTTAATCGATATGATGAATTCATTACGTTCCAGATCACTCTGGTGTGCTCCATTATTCTCAGAAGATTAAATGATCTGATTAGTCTTTCAATGTAGCTGATCCTTACAGAAGAACCACCTCCTTTAGCATAACTGATGTAGATTATCTGTGAATCATACAACTTTCTGGTTAATTGAGGATTATCCGGATATTGGATCCATACATCTAAGAATGATCCATCTGGTTGTTTTTCAACTGTTGGAATCAGAGATGATGAATCTAATTCCTTGAATCCGATGATTTTTTTACCCTTCTTATCAAATACTATTTCAAAAGCTAATATTCCGATGGTAAGAAGCTTTCTGAAAAGATCCCAGGCTAAAGCATCCTGGTTGAATCCGAAAAGATTATAAATTTCAAGATATCTTCCTTGGATTTCATCTTTGATCTTATCTGAAACTTTATCATGCTCGATTGAATCTAGATAAGCCCAAAAATTCTTTTGATCGTACGATATTGATTCGTCACATATAGTGTCCAATATGAACTCTATTTCTGGATTCTGTGCAAATCCTAATAGATAGTGTTTTTTGCTCTTGTAATCCCTGTCAAAATAGGAAATATATTGCTTAGTATTAACATCAGCTCTTCTGAGGCCCATTAAGAAAGCCTCATCCTTAATTCCCCCCTTCGCAAGAAACTCTGCCTCTGAAATACCAACGGCTTGAGAATTTCTCATTACCAGGTCTTCATAGGCCATTCCTAGGTTACCTATCTTCTTAACGCTATCAACGATTGCACTAAAAAATGTTCTATTTCCGTCAGTAAATCCTGCCATTATTTGGACATGTTGTCTTTATATATCTCATCTATCGGGGACCCTTCAATAGATCTAGTATGAAGATATACTATTTTAGCCCAATCTCCGAAAGGAATTTCATATGCGTCCCTTACTTTTTTCAGATCCCATGCTTTATACGCTCCCTTAAATGGAATACCATTACTGATTGAGTTAAAGGTTTCAAAGTCTGTTTTTAAAGGAATTTGGTCTAATATCTCTCCTTCATCATATCTCTTTTGGTTTTCTTCTATGACGTCTTTATAAACTGAAGTTATTTGATCCAAAAGGATAAGTCTAATATCAGGTTGTATAAGAATAAGATCTACTCCAGAAAAAAGCATCTTATCACCTGAGGTATATTTTTCGGTTAAAAAGACAACCGGTCTTTTATTGATATACTTTTTCCCTTTTTTTATTTCAGTGTTGTATTCAAAGGTGTATATTTTACCAGATGAAAAATCATAGGGATTGAAAACAGATCTGTTTTGATTAACGTAATTATTAACCCAGTAGAGGAAGGATTCATCATAAAGAGAGCCGGCACCGTTTTTCCTGATCTCCTCTCTATATTCCTCAAAAATTTCCTTGAATCTTTTCATCTGAACTGAAAGCTTTCGTCTATTGCTCCGAATCTATATCCCATAGATTCTGCATATCTCGTGGCTGCTTCAAACTTTGCTCTGTTTGTTATCCACGTTTTCATTTTTTCGTTATAGGTTCTTAATTTCTTTTCTGTGAGATTTCCTGATATTTTAGGTTTGTCTTCTAATCTGTATTGATTTGATGGCTTAACTTCGATAAACCAATTTTCCAGCCGATCATTTTCTTTTTTGACCTGGATATAATAATCAACATGATAATTGTGGGTTTTCTTGTCTATTGGACTCCAATAAGGTATAGCTACTGGTTCGGAGCTCCATTTTAAAATGTTTGGGTTGACATCACAATAGTGACAAAATCTTTGTTCCCAGGAACTCCTAAAAATTATATTGTGTATATCACCGACATACTTTTCGGGATTAGAGGGAGTAAATTTCCCGGATTTCCATGGTCCGTTGGGCTTTACTTTCTTGATATCCATTTTTAAACATTGTAGCTAGAATTCTCTTCTCTTACAATTCTTGAAAATGGGATAGTTTTAGGGGATTTTGGTGGGTGGATTTTTTTCCATCCCTTTTTCATTCCGTTGTGAGCTATCTGGGAAATAAATGCAAAAGCATTGTCTGATTTTTCTGGGCTGTATCTGTTCCAGTATTTGATTAGATCTTCTAATCCAGATGCCATACAATCTTCTTTATCTTCAATGTCCCTATATGAATGTGTCTTTGACATTCCTTCTACTATAAGCATGAACATTCCGATAGCTTCTCTGGTTAGCTCGCCATTGTCTTTGCTTTCCATTAAAGCTCTTTTGAGTTCTTTGTTTTTTACATAAATCATTGGGTTTCTGGAAAATTATTTTGGAGTTTTTCTATCTCCCTTTTGATGTCTTCTCTAAGTTTTTCTAAATTTCCCTTTGATTTCCTAATTGTCCCTATACCTATCTTACCGTTTTCTTCACTGGAAGTTTCCAATTCTTCTAATTTTGCAATAGATGACTCTAGATCATCTAAAACAAAACTGAGTCTGTTGCCAAGTCCTTCTTCAGGTTTCTTGTCAACAGACTCAGAAATATTATTTGTTTTTACTTTTTTTTTGCTTTCGGAGCTGCAGAAAGATCCGCTCTTTCAAGATCTTCGACGAATTTTTTTCCGTCTTTTTTGCTGTTACCGTGGGCATCTGCTAGATTAGCATTGTCCTCGTCTTCAACAAATTTTTTAGCTTTTCCTTTTTCCCCCTTAGGTGCTTTTTCAATATGAGAATTTTTTTGGCTTTCTTTGATTCCTGCCAAATTGTGGTTCTTCATATCTTCGATAAAAGTAGAAGCTTTTTTGATAGATCCTTGTGGAGCTTTAGCTAGATTTGCATTTTCTTCACTTTCGATAAAAGAAATAGACCCTCTAGTAACTTTCTTTGCTGGTGCTGCTGCCATTTCAGAATCTCCAGCAGTAGCTTTTTTACCTTTAACTTTTGATCCTTTTTCTGGTGTTCCAGCTAAAGAAGCATTTCCTTCGTCTTCAATAAATTTAGAAGGAGTTGCAGCAGATTTTCCTGGTGCTTTAACCAATTGATCTTGATATGCTTTTTCGAAAGCTGCTTCGTATTCATTTTCTACCTGAAGATCTAGATCGATCTCTGGAGTTTCAATGGAGTGTTTTTCAACCTCGTCTGAAATATCTTCTACATCAGAAAAGAAGTATTCTCCTGTTTTACCTTCTTTGAATAGAATAGTATAAGTCTTAGAATTTCCATCCACTCCTATAACTGTTCCCTTAGAGCCGTTTCTCTTAACTCTAACCTCGGTATCCAATGGGTAACCCATTTCTTCGTTGATAGGTCCTTGAGAAATATCTTTAGCTTTTTCAGAGAATCTTGAAATTTCAGTGTTTATCTGATTCCATCTATCTTTAAGAGATGAGATTTCATTTTCAATTCCTTCTTGAAGTTCCATTAACTCTTTTGAACCTGCCAATCTTGGATTTTCAGATTTAGTTCTTTCGATCTTACTAAGTTCGTTTTCTAGAAGAGTAATATTTTCAGAAATTGCCTTCTTGTCATTTTTCATAATGCTCAAGATAGCGCTTTCTCCTTCTAAGAATTCTGTTAGAGATTCAGAAATATCGTATTTGATAAAATCCTTAACTATTTTGATTGCCTGTGTTCCGTTACACTCATAAACCTTATTAAGCTTCATTGAAGGATTAACAGTCTGAACATAAAGATTTTTACCAAACTTGAAAATGTTAGCCTCTGCACCTTCATATAGTCTAGACTTGATAGATTTACCAAAGTCTATCTCTACGATCTCCTCTGCCATTGAAATAACCTTCATCGCCTTGTTGATGTAGGTTGATGTGTTTTCAAAAAGAGTTTTAGAAGAAGCGTTAATTGCTAAAGGTAAATCAGATTCGTTGATTTTGTTACCATTGAAAAGAACCACTTTGTTTTCTCCTTCAAAAACAATTTCAATTTTATGATCTCCAATCTTTAGAGCTATCTTATTATCCCCGATCTTCACATCGCGATCTGAAACCATTGCCACCTTGTCTCTTAATTGTGGTGGTACTTCGTCCATTTGACATTCTTCGATAGCTTCTGATTCTTCGTTCAATTTGAAAAATTTTCCACCAGCAAAGAAAATAGTTGATCCATTCTCGTCTAAGTGAATTGGTGAGTAGATGTTACCAACTGTACAATTTTCATTATCATATCCAACACTAAATTTTCCTGAGTTTTTATTCTCATAAAGAGAAAGAAAACTGATCAAATTTCTTACTTCTGGATTAAATCCAAATCCTTTGAGGTCACTAATAAGGGAGTCTGTATTTCTAGACTCTGAAACTAACCAGTTTTCCATTTTAGTTGTAGCATCAGAGAAAAGATCTCTTCCTGATGTGCCCTTGATGTTCTCGTATACTTTTACTACCTCGATTTCCTTTCTATTGGATTCTAGAATCTTTTCTATGTTCTCTAAAGCAGTCTTTCCAGACTCTTCCCAAGAGAATTGGCTTAGTTCTTGGATGAATCCTTCAACTAGAAAAGCTTCAGGTACTCCTTTAGTTCCGAGCATAAAATCAAATTTTTCCAACATGATCTTTCCAGCTGGAAGCTCATATAAGGAAGAATTCTTTAAAGCAGAAACTGTTGTAGCTACTCCAAAATCAAAAGCATTCTTTGGCTTTAGTCCAGGAGTATAGTCTTCGTTCTTTGACTCGTTCAAGGATTGTGCAGTAGAGCCATTTAAGTATGATCCTCCGTTTGATTTCTTGAAAGTATCTAAGCCTGTCCAACCTCTTAGGTTATCTGCAGCTTTTTTAGAAGCTTCCATATTCAAACGATTGATTTCAGGATTTGTGTTTTGTTCCATTTTCAATTCACTTTTATCTATATATCTATCTACAAAAAGGAAACTTCCCTTCTGCAATTGTTGCAATTATTAGGTAGTGTAAAAGTTGTTAGCTAATAAAACTTCAACGTTTACTCTTACACTGTGCGGATTATAAAGAAGCATCCCTCCTTCAGAAAAGAAAGGAGATTCTATATCGCTTCCATTTGGATCCAGATCCCATCCCCTATTCGGAATATATGGAGAATATTGGCTAGGATTTCCAGTAAATATACTTAATGATCCCATTGGTAAATAGCTCCCATTATAAATGATATTAATATACTTGCTGACTGCTGGAAGGGTACTTGGATATGAAGCTTTAATCATAATAAATGAGACCTCACCTAATCCCTCTGAATTTAGTACCAAAGTTGAGTTTGGATAGACACATCCGCTAAAACTGGAAAAATCATTTATGATGATATCTGTATCACAGAAAGAAAATTCTCTAACAACCATTGTCCCCTTCACTACCTGAAGATTACATCTTTGAAAAATAGATCCTTCAAATTCAACCGTATTACATGCTAAAGGAGGTGTTGCCATTAGTTAAAAATCATTATTTCCAAATCTACGTCATAAGTAGTACTTGGGTTTGAAAAAAGGATCCCGCCGAAATTCAAATCTGGTGATGCTATTGGTGGAAATGGTTGAGGTGAAAAATCTGGATTAGGCGGATTATTTGAGTAATAGCTAAGATCCCATCCATACCAAGGTTCGGAGCTTTTAGTTACCCCTGTTAAAACCATTAATTTTCCCAGAGGGTATACTGATCCCTTATATTCCCAAAATAGAAATTGGTCATCTAATGGGTGATCCTTATCGTATTTAACCTTAACCGCTATTAATTGGACTTCCCCTTGTTCTTGTCCAACCTCTGGTGCTGTTAAAGTATATGATCCGGATTTTTGTATTGTCACCTTTCTAGTAGCTGATCCTCCACATCCTCCGTTTTCTCCTCCACTCAAAGATGGAAGACTAAAATCACATAGAGAAAGAGATTGAAGAGTATTTGCCCCTTCAATTACACTTAGGTTACAAGTCTGAAATATGATCCTCCTATTAACCCCTTGATCACAATTCAAATATTTAATATACCCCTGATCTGTTGTGTAAACTGTATTTATCATTATCTAAGTGTAGTTGGATCCCTCTCTGCTATAGGAGGTCTAGATATTTTTGGTTTTTGTCTCCCCTCTATATCTATTCTTTTTCCTCTAACATATGTATCTCCTGGTACCGGGGTATTTTCCACTTTACTAGGAACTTCCTGTGATTGATCTTCGTTCTTCTTTTCTTCTTCCTCTACGTCTTCCACCATATCGTTAAGAACCATATCTAAAGCATGATCCTCGTCCCATTCTTGTTTTTCTTCTAGTTCTTCTTTGTTCCAGTCCTCCCATATTTTTTTAATCGTGGAATCTGGATCTGATGGTTTTCTTTCTTCTGTGGATTCTTCGTTATCTTTCCTTTGAATTTCAATAGAAAAATCATCTTCCTCTACAGTATCAAATGATATCTCTTTTCCCTTCGGAGAAGGATCTGGATCTATACTTTCAGGTTCTTCTGGATCTTTGTCATTACCATTATCGTCATCCTCATCGTCATCATCTTCCTCTTTCCTTCTTATCCTACTGAATGCGAAGTTTGCTGCAACAACTAGAGATATTGCAAGGGGATCGAAAACAAATATGAGACCTATGATATACCAGTTTACTACTTCATCGATGGTTTTTCCAGATATCTCTGCTATATACTTTAAAGGTCCTATTTCTGCCGCAACATCAGAATTCATCTCCAGTTCTAATACTTTTAAATCTAACGAGGATATAGAATCTGAAATGGCTGATATCTGTGGTGTAAGTTCATCTTTTCTTTCTCTTTCTTTTTCTAACTGAGCTTCGAAAGATTTTCTGTTAGCAGAAGAGGTTGTAGTTATAAGCTGCCCAGTATTTCTATCAGTGTACTGTATAATATTATTAGAGAGAGCATTTGTTAGACTTTTAATGTTTTCTGAAACAGTTTCGTTTTCCCCTTTTAGAGAGGATAATTTTTCAGCAAACATTGTTTTTTTAGCCTCTATCAATTCAACCTGCTTATCAATATTCTCCATCTTTAAGGAGGTCTCAGAGTATGCAGACGATAAGAATCCGTAAATACCTCCAGATGTGATAGCTATCAAAACTAATGTTGCTATTAGGAGATATGCTCTAAGAATCTTATTAATGGAAGACCAATATTGATGTAGAAGGGATGCAATAACAATCTTAGCAAACTCTAAACTTCCAGCCATGATCATTACTTGAAGTGAAGCTCCGGCAAACATCTTGCTCAATCCATACACTGAATAGAAAGCAGCCGATCCGGAAACCGAAAGAGCTGATAGAGCTATTACCCATGGAAAAATTTTATCTCTCATGTTACTATATATTCACAAAAAAATGGACTGAGATATCCCAGTCCATTAATATATCCAAATGTCATATTAGGAATTATTCCATTTCAAGACCCTGCTCTGCTGCAGCAAGCTCTTTCTCAAGGTCTTTGATGTTTTGGTTATCTTGATGAATCAAAGAAAGAGAATCCTCGAATCCTTTGATAAGACCTACGAATTCTTCAGCATCCTTAACACCCTTTCCAGACCATTTATTTAAAAAGTAATGCGAAGCTTCTATTTGCAAGTTATTGAAATAATAAACCCCGTCTTTTCTTCCCTCTTTTTTTGCAGCTTTTACTCTTTTGAGAATTTCAATAATTCCTAAAGATTCTTTACCTCTCCACTCAGCTTCTTCTGAAATATAGGTTTCAAATCTCTCCATCTGAGATTCTGTCAGAGGTAGTGCGTATTCTTTACCCTGCACATCTTTTTTAGCTTTTTCGAGTCTTTTTTTGACATCCTGAACTTTGTTCTGGTCCACTTTGTCTGGAGTCATTTCGATGATTCTTTCGTCCATTTCTTCCTTTGATAATTCTTGAGACATTTTCTTTTGTTTTCTATTTTATACCCTTAAAGGGTGGATTAGTTTCTATATACCATGGATTTTTTTGAATTCCTCCAAAAGTTCTAAGAATTTTTTAAGATATTTCTTCATCTCATAGTCATAAACGGTAAAAACCTGAATATCTTCGGTCATTTCATTAGAGATTTTGATCTTACCTATCTTTGGTACCTTTCCGTATTTTTCAGCCGTCATAAACATGTACGCTGATATTTGAAGCTTATATCCAAAGACATCTTCCTCGTCTTTTGGAGAAGTTGAGGATTTAAAGTCTTCGACAACTAGATTTCCTTCCTGGTCTATATAAACGAAATCTGAGGTTCCTGCCCATCCTCCCTTAAATGTGGTGAAAAGAAATATCTCATTATGAAGTACTTCCGATATTTCTTCCCAGAACTTGTTATGATAAAAATTCCAGAAGAGATTTCTTCCTTTTTCGACTATCTTTTTGTATTCATACTCGTTGTAACCTTCTTTTCCCTTTCTTGCTTCATCGATAGCATAGATTTGAGCTTTTTTGAGAGATATATCGACATCCCCTTCTTTAGACCACTCATTAAGAAAGATCTCCAACATCATATGAAGAATGTTCCCCCTCTCTGCAGCATCGTGCATTATCTTTTTCCATCTCTCCTCGCCAAACTCTTGCTTCAGTTTTTCATATTTTTTATTCTCAACCAATTGGAGAACAGTCGTAACAGAAGGGAGAATTAATGGATCTTTTCCAGATTCTTCAACAACATAAGCCCTTCCCCAGGGGAAAGGCTTTCTGTAGATATTATAGTCCAAAGATGTACTCAAAAGCTATTGATATTTTTTTCCAAAGAAAAGAGAGAATACCGAATCTAATCTCACTCCAAAGAAGAACCAATCCGATCCCTATTCTGGTTAAAAACCATCTCCAAGATATCTTCTGAAGGTATGGTTTATAGATAATCAACCAAGAATTGGATCCTGATATAGGTTTGATCTCTGGAATGATTATCTCTTGTAAATTAAGTTTTGTAAGATATTCGTTCAATGGCCTAGATTCTTCCAGAACATATGCTGGTCTGATTTCCTCTGGAGCATCTGGAGAATAAAGAACCTCTGGTGGAAGATTGATTACTGTATATAGTCTTCCTATCCAATCTGATCTGAGATTGAATTTTTTGAACTCCACCGATTCTTTATTTTGCTTGATTGTTCTAAGCAGATATCGATAGTTTATAATGTCTCTAATGATCTTTTTTCCAGGGTACCACATAAAACCTTTCTTTTATTTTTTATCCTCTTAGATGGAAAAAGTTACATTAATCTTCTGAGAAGACCAGTGAAGCATTAGGAAACATTTCCCTAACTTTTAGTCTAGCCCGTCTAATTCGGGTTGCAACTGCTCTCTTCTTCATACCATGCTTATCTGCTATTTCCTGGTATTTCATTCTTCTGATTTCCCGATCATAAAGAATTTCTTTATAAATCTCTGGAAGCTCTCTCATGCGATCTATAACTGAGCAATAAAGATCTTCCATTTCATTTTCAGAAGAGATAAAATCTGGTTCATAAAAAAGGTCCTGATGTGGACTCTTTGATCTGGAAACATCTGAATAATCATTGTCCCCTATCGACTTTGTTGTTTCCGCGATTAGAGGCATATATCTGTCCTCACCTTTTTTGATAACAAGTGATTCATTTCTAGCTATATTATAGACCCAAGTAGAAAAATTACCCCTCTGTGGATCATACTGAGATATCTTAGTCCAGATCTTAGCCATTGTGTTAGCAACGGCATCTTGTGCTACCTCTTCGTCCTTTAAAATGTTCCTACAGTGGTTAAGCAATCCTGGTTTGATTCTATAATATAATTCTACAAAGTCTTTTTCTGATAATGTCCCTATAAATTTTTCTGCCAATTTTTGAATGTTGTTTCCTGCCATTTTTTACTAAATTTTTATTTGTTTAACTTCTATTCCTGCTTCTTCAAATAGATCGAAAGATTCAGTCTTCCGATATTGTTCCGAGTATACCACTCTGACTATACCTGCCTGGATAATCATCTTTGCACATTCGAAACATGGTGAGAGAGTAACATAAAGAGTTGCTCCCTCCGCACTATTATTATTTTTTGCCAACTTGGTGATGGCATTAGCCTCTGCATGTAAAACTGTTGGGAGTGTAACGTTATTTTCATCCTCGCATTTATTGGGAAATCCAGAGGGCGTTCCGTTATATCCATCGGATATGATAGTCTTGTTTTTTACGACAAGACATCCTACTCTACTCCTTTTACAGTAAGAGTTTTCTGACCACTCCCGGGCCATTTTTAAATAGACCTGATCCAGTCTTTCTTGCTTATTTTTCGGCTTGTTCTCCCGATTCTTCACCAGATTCAGATTTTAGCTGTGTTACCTCAACTTTATATCTTTCCACTATGTGAAAAACTTCTCGAAGCCTGAATGCTCCCAGGAGATTTAGAATTTCGTTCACCTCTGATTCGGTGAAGCTTTCTTTTTCAGTGTCTTTTAGAGAAGCCAAACACTTCTCATAATTAGCAAATTCCGATAGGAATTTTGCTGATAATTCTCTGAGATCCTTAGATATCTCGTAACTGTTTTCCATGCGTATTGATTTTAGTTATTTTACTTTGCTACAATTATACGAAAAAATTTTCAAAAAGTTTAATTCAATTTTCAAAAAGTTTAATCAAAATTTCTGGAAGATGATTTAACAACCAGCGGGCCCTGTAAAGATTCAGATA